TTTTCTGATACTCTATTGTATTCTCTTAAATTATACCAACCGAATATGGCATAATCATCAAATGCTTTATATAATAATGCACTGTTACTGTTTCCCCCAATCAAGTCAGTATAAAAGGGAAAAAGAGTATCAGTTACATGTTTAGTATAACCTTCTTCTCCACTACCTAATTGATTTGGTGTGTAGTCGTAGCACATCAAACTGTTCCAATTACCAATGCTGTAATCTTCTTTTACTAATTTAAGACAACCATTCGTACTCATTACTGCGGCAGTATACGAGTCGTTATGCCACTCCCATGAAAAACCAAATTCCATTCTTACATAACAACCACTGTCATCACTAAATGAACCATAGTTATCTGTAACTACGGTTTTACAACCTGACACACCAGTCAGACCACTACGAGTCAAATCATACAAATCTCCGTAATTTCCAGTAACTGAGTAAATGGTATTGGTGCCGTCGGCATTCGACTCGTTATAGTCAGGAGGATTGTATTGTGCTACCGCAAACATGGGTAGCATCAATAGTAATGATATTATTGTGAATCGTGCCATTCTGCTTCACAACTCTTAGTAGATTTACGTCTTCCTTTAAAGTCAGGTCTAGTACATTTTTCTAAATAAGCGGCTTCATCAGCAGATACGTTTGATATTTGGTCAACTTCAATTTTGTCAGAACTGAATACGCCTAAGATTTTACTCTTAACACCTTTCTTTTGATCAGGACGTCTGTTGTTATTTTCTTCCCATCGATCAGAAGCGGCTGGTCCAATTGCACCCATATACGGACAAGGTGTTCCTGCCATTTCCATTGCTTGAAATACTCTAGGATCCTGACACATTAATGATACTGCGGCTACTTTCATACCCATATCATATATTGTTTTGGACAACTTGATTCTTTCACAGTTCATGTCTCTAACAGACTTACCACCTGATAAACCGAATACTTGACCCTGAAACGCTCCTGACACACCTGTTGTACATAAGTCTTGTGAATAACTAGACCCGATACTCGGTGCAATCGCACTTGCTGGTGGTGCCTTAGTTGTGATCTCTTGTTTAATAGTTTGATCAGTTTTGTTTATGTTGGTGTTGTTATTGGTATTAGTGTTCTCATTTTTGTTTTCAGACTTGTTGTTAGTCGTTACATTAGAGTCACTTGTACTAGTCGAAGTGTTATTATTGTTATTGGTATTATTGCTGGTCGTGTTATTGTTATTCGTGTTAGTATTGTTTGAAGTACTATTAGAATTTACATTTTGGTCAATAGTAGAATTGTTGTTATTCGTATTGGTATTATTCGAGGTACTGTTTACCGTACTATTGTTGGTATTATTATTAGTATTGGTATTGTTACTAGTCGAATTATTGGTGTTATTATTCGTGTTAGTATTGGTATTAGTCGAAGTATTGTTATTCGTATTGTTATTGGTGTTGGTATTAGTACTTGTCGAAGTATTGGTATTATTGTTTGTGTTATTATTGGTATTATTGTTGGTGTTCGTATTGGTCGAAGTACTAGTGTTATTATTAGTATTGGTATTATTGTTGGTATTCGTATTAGTCGAAGTACTGGTGTTGTTATTGGTGTTAGTGTTAGTATTGGTGTTAGTATTGGTGTTAGTATTGGTGTTGGTATTCGTATTAGTGTTAGTATTGGTGTTGGTATTCGTATTAGTCGAAGTATTGGTATTAGTATTTGTGGTAGTACTAGTTGAAGTACTAGCCTCACAATTTTCGGTACCCGCTGTACAGGTTCCAGTTGCCTGTGCAAAAATGTTTTGGCTGGAAAATCCGACACTAAATAAAATTAGTGCGACTTTTAATAGTCTCATATGCATAATAATGTATTCCTTAATCGTAAGTATGGTTCGCACTAGTATTTATGAATTTGGAGCCAAAATTCTAACTAACCCTAGAGATGCATATGAACAAGAGATTGTTGTTACTCAGGTCCCTAAACTTGAAGGTCGCACTCTTATAAGTTTTTTATAAATGGGTAAATCAGGCATAAATACTTATTGACATAGGAAGATATTAGTGTATAATAGATTCATGTGTCATGTTTTTAACAAAACTAAACTAGTGAGACTTCGGTCTTGCGACAACACATATAGAACTAAACTTAGGCATACATTAAAGGAGAAAACATTATGGCCAGTCTAGCAGACATCCGTGCCCGTCTCGCGGCACAAGAAAATAAATCATCTGGATCTAAGTATCCAACATCTGATGGAGCGATCTATCCACATTGGAAAATGGACGAAGGAGCATCTTGCTCACTACGTTTTTTACCCGATGCGGATTCAAACAATTCGTTCTTTTGGATAGAGAGACAAGTTATTAAACTACCGTTTAATGGCGTGAAAGGTGATCCAAATGTGAGACAAGTAACAGTACAAGTACCGTGCGTAGAAATGTTCGGTGAGAATTGTCCTGTATTAGCAGAAGTTCGTCCTTGGTACAAAGACGAAACTCTTAAAGAAATGGCTAACAAATATTGGAAGAAACGTTCATACATCTTTCAAGGCTTTGTACGTCAAAACCCAATTGGGGAAGACAACACCCCTGCGAATCCTATTCGTAGATTTGTTATTTCACCTCAAATCTTTCAAACTATCAAAAGTTCATTGATGGATCCAGAGATCGAAGAATTGCCAACTGACTTAATGCGTGGTCTTGATTTTAATATCAGAAAAACTACGAAAGGTCAATATGCTGATTATTCAACATCTTCATGGTCTAGAAAAGAATCTGCTCTAACTGATGTAGAACAAGCGGCTATTGAAGCAAATGGTCTATTCAACTTAGCAGACTTCTTACCTAAGAAGCCAAGTGAGTCAGAACTCAGAGTCATTAAAGAAATGTTCGAGGCATCAGTTGATGGTCGTCCATATGATACTGACAAGTTCGGTGCTTACTATCGTCCATTCGGCGTAGATGCACCTGCAAATGCAGAGAAAAATGATGAATCAACTTCAAGTGCTCCGGCACCCGCAGTTGAAACATCTGCTCCAGTCGCAGAACCAGTAGTTGAAACTGCACCCGCAGTAGAAACTCCTTCAGCGGCCCCAGCAGAAAGTTCTGAACCATCTAGTGATAAAGCACAAGACATTCTAGCAATGATTCGTGCAAGACAAAACAATTCGTAAGAGTTGTGAGTCTGGGGGAGGAAACTCCCCCATATTTGTAGGAGAAAAACAATGACACTACCAGACGAAAGATTTAGAGCCCTTAAACAAGGGAAGAAATTATTAGAAGAACTTTGCGATCCAGGCAAAACTCCACGTGTACCAAGTCTTATCAGAGATAGGGCAAGGGCGGCACTGAGACATTATCCTGCTGATTATGATTTAGATGATATGGCAGTGGCCTGCCCAGAAATCTTGCAAAAGCCTTCTAACTCTAGTAGAATTAACAACAAACAATCTAATCAATAGGAGTAATCGTGGCAAAACCATTTGACGTTTCCAAATTTAGGAAAGACATAACCAAATCCATCGACGGCTTGTCGATAGGTTTTAATGATCCAACTGACTGGATCTCAACAGGTTCTTATGCATTGAACTATCTTATCTCAGGAGACTTTAACAAAGGTGTTCCTTTAGGTAAGGTAACAGTCTTTGCAGGTGAATCAGGCGCAGGTAAATCATACTTTGCCGCAGGCAACATTGTAAAGTCAGCACAAGATCAAGGCATCTTTGTAGTCTTAATTGACACAGAGAACGCACTTGATGAAGCATGGCTACAAGCATTACAAGTTGACACTTCAGAAGAAAAACTTCTTAAGTTAAGCATGAGTATGATTGACGATGTAGCAAAAACTATATCAACCTTTATGAAAGATTACAAAGCAATGGCAGACGAAGAACGTCCTAAAGTGTTATTTGTAATTGACTCATTGGGTATGATGTTGACACCAACTGATGTTGATCAATTCGACAAAGGTGACATGAAAGGTGATATGGGTCGTAAGCCTAAAGCACTAACATCATTAGTAAGAAACTCTGTTAACATGTTCGGAAGTTATAACGTTGGACTTGTTGCAACTAATCATACATATGCATCGCAAGATATGTTTGACCCAGATGATAAAATATCAGGTGGTCAAGGCTTTATCTATGCATCTAGTATTGTTGTTGCTATGAAGAAGATGAAACTAAAAGAAGATGCAGACGGCAACAAAATCTCTGAAGTAAAAGGTATTCGTGCAGGCTGTAAAGTAATGAAGACTCGTTATGCAAAACCTTTCGAGGGTGTGCAAGTGAAGATTCCTTATGAGA